TCAATTCCTGGCACCGATCTAATGCGCCCCTCCAGAATAAAATTTGCTGTAGTTGACATAAATGTAAATGTCGCCGGTGTTGTTGCTGCCTACGAGCTATCAACTCACCAGGCCGATGTGTCTCTGGACAATAGAATAACTACTGTTGTTGCTGCGTACAATCTTACGACACATAATGCCCAGGTTACAGTAGATGAAAGCATAGTAGTTGAGACCACTGTAGCTCAGTACAACCTGACTACGCACCCGGTAGATGTAACATCGACTCTGAATATCAATACTACGGTAGCTGAATATGAGTTGGGTGCCCATCCTGCTGAAGTAACGTATAATGTAAATGTCGAGGCATCTGTGCAGCAGATGCTACTGACTACCTACAATGTATCGATAACTTCTGATGGCATTATTCCATGGGAAGGCACGGCATACAGAGTAACATTAAGCAAAAATCTCGAAAAGACGATTAGTTTACCTAAAGTTACCGGAAAATCTGTTAGTTTACCGAAACTTAATGTAAAATCGTTCTCACTACCAACAGGTGAAGAATAATGAGTTGCGAAAGCGAAAAAGAAATTAAAGTTGAAGACTTAGGAACTAAGCTGCAAGTAGCCCTTGAAGATCCTTGCTCAGGGGCTGTTATCAATATCAGTTTGGCTACCGTTAAGCAGATCATTGTCGTTCGTCCTGATGGTACGGTGATCACAAGAGATGCGTCATTTCTGTCTGATGGATCTGATGGAGTTATATATATCACCTCTATTGCAGGTGATTTTAATACCGATGGTACTTACCAGATCCAGGCATACGTTGTAACTCCGACCTGGCAAGGACATTCTGGCATTGGTGAATTCGAAGTAACAAGCAACCTGGTATAAAATATGGCTGAAGAAACCCCACAAGTTCCGCATGAAGCAGATGGTAGAAAGCCTACCAAAAAAGACATACTGACAACATTTAAAAATGATTTGAAGTCTGCCGACTCTCTGCGTTTAGAGACCGTTGACAAAGTTGAAAAATGGAAAGCCCAGTATAATGGTGATCCGTATGGTAATGAGGAGAAAGGCAGATCTGCTCTTGTCTCCCGGGACATTAAACGACAAGACGAGTGGCAGCACGCTTCTGTAAAGGATCCATTCGTATCTGACCAGGATATCATCAAATGCCGGCCAATAACCGCTGAGGATGTAAAGGCAGCTCAGCAGAATGAGCTTGTACTGAATCACCAGTTTACTAGGCAGTTCAACCGTTATAGGTTTATGACAAACGCCATTAAGCTTTATTACGCTGAAGGTACTGTCATAGCGAAGACCGGCTGGGAATACGAAGACGAAATTGAAGAAGTTGAAATGCCTGTTATGGCTATTCACCCGTACACACAACAGCCGGTACAGGTTGGTACGAAGATGGTTAAACAGCTGAAAGTGCTGAAAAATCAGCCAGATGCACAGCTTTGCCGTATCCAGGATATCTACCTGGATCCTACTGCAGAAGGCGATATCGATCGAGCTCAGTTCATCATACATCGATATGAGTCTGATCTCAGCACCTTGAAGAAGGCCAAGAAATATAAAAACCTCAACAAACTAGCTCAAAACATGGCTAGAGATGATGGTGACGATTTCGATCCAACAGACGATACTGAGTTTGTATTTAAAGATAAAGCCCGTAAGAAGCTGGTCGTTTATGAGTATTGGGGCAATTTTGATATGAATGGTGACGGGGTAGCTGAACCGATCGTCTGTACCTGGGTGAATGATGTAATCATCCAGTTGATATCTAACCCTATGCCTGATAAGAAGCTGCCTTTCCTGATCGTAGCCAACAACTCAATCCCGTTCAAACTGTACGGTGAGGCTAATGCAGAGCTGATCGGCGATAACCAGAAGATTGCTACAGCTATTAAACGTGGCCTCATGGATAACATGGCTCACTCGAATAATGCCCAGAAAGGCTTACGAGTAGGCTCTCTCGATGCACTGAACAAGAAACGTTTCCTCAACGGTAAGAATTTCGAATACAATGGCAGTCAGGCCGACTTCTTCGAGGGTAGCTATAACAGTATCCCTGGAAGTGTGTTCAACGTCCTGGAGATGATTAATAACGAAACAGAGTCAATGCTTGGCGTTAAGAGCTTTAGCGGTGGCATCAATGGCAGTGGTCTTGGTAGCACAGCTACTGCTGCTAGAGGGGCCCTGGATGCCGTCTCAGTACGTCGATTAGACATCGTACGTAATATCGCCGAGAACCTAATCAAACCTCTCATGCGTAAGTGGATGTCCTACAACTCTGAGTTTTTACAGCCTGAAGAAATTATTCGCATCACCAACGAGGAATTCATACCGATCAAGCGTGACGACCTCAAAGGCCTGGTAGATATCTCAATACATGTATCTACTGCTGAAGACAATGCGGCCAAAGCTCAGGAACTTGCTTTCATGATGCAAACCGGCCAGCAAACCATGGATCCAGATGAAACTCGTATGATCCGTGCAGAGATTGCTCGTTTGCAGAAGATGCCAGAACTGGCCAAGAAAATAGAAGAATACCAACCTCAGCCTGATCCATTAGTTCAGAGACAACGTGAACTGGAGATTAAAAAGCTTGAAGTTGAGATTATGGAACGTGAATCTCGAGCTCGTGAAAACTATGTCGATATCCGTGCGAAGAATGCTAAAGCAGCTCTTGACGAAGCTAAGGCTCGTGAAGTTGGATCGAACACAGACCTTAAAGATCTGGAGTTCACTCGTAAAGCTGATGGCAGTGAGTTCCAGGAAAAGATAGCTGAAAAAGGCTATGATCGTGACACTCAGGCCGGATTAAAGATAATTGATGCACAAAATAAACCAAAAGGCCCAACAAACTGATTGACTAAATAGTAAATTTTACTTTATCATATAGCTTCATTTTGTTAACTACTACAAAGGACTCTCAATGAGCAACCAAGAAATTGAATTAGAAACCATCGAAATCGACCATCACCTTGACATGGGTGAAGCTTTGATTCGATTAAAGAAAAACCCTGACTTTCAGAAAGTTATCCTTGATGGATATCTGAAAGAGAAAGTACTGGCCTCTGTTAGCCTATTAGGTGTTCCACAGATGAAAGGTGATCGTGGAGGTGTGATGGAAGACCTGGTAGCTGCTAGTAATCTGCAGTTCTTCTTCTCACAAGTTGAAGGCTTTTATGAAGGTGCTAAAAATCCTATCCTGTCTGATGAAGAAGAAGCAGAGATGGAAGCACAAGCATCTGGTGAGGCTCACTAATTATGGCTAAGGAACTTTCAGAAGAAGAAATAATGCTTGACGACAGAGATCCGTTGGAAGCTATTGCAGCTATCCGCCGGGAAGAAGGTGTTCCTGAAGAAGACATCATTGTCCCTGACAACGATAATTCTTCTGAAGGTTCCGAACCCGTTACAGAAGAGGACGGTCAAGATGAGCTCGATAATCTCCAAGATGATAATGAAACTGGCGGAGACGAGTCTGCTGGTGATACATCCAAAGGCCAGGTGGAAGACAATTCCGAAAATGCTGGCGAACCGACGGGCGATGAGACTGAAGCAGGATCTGATGAAACTGCCGATAATGAATCGCAAGAAATAGCAAAACGAATATTCAAGGCTAACGGCCAGGAATTCGAATTTACACAAGATGAGATCATGGATCAGTTCGAAGTTGTCTTCGGCCAGGCCATGAATTACACCCAAAAAATGCAGCAAATTGCTCCATATCGAAAAATGATTTCCGCTTTGGAGTCAGAAGGTGTATCATCTGAACAATTAAACGTAGCGATCGATGCGTTAAAAGGTAACAAGCAGGCTTTACAGGCATTGCTTGATGCTAATAAAATCGATCCTTTCGACCTCACCGATGAAGATGAGCAGAAAGATCCGTACAGACCTACGGACTACGGAAAGAATGAGGTACAGCTTGGCATCGAAGATGTTGCCAATGCTATATCTAAAGATCCGGAGTACCAGATCACTGTAGATGTTATTGATCGTCAGTGGGATCAAGGCTCCAGACAAGCGTTTGCAACAAACCCTCAATTAATTCAGGGCCTGCATAACGATATCAAGTCTGGTGTTTATGACAAGGTAGCTCCGGCAGCAATGAAAATGAAAGTGATGGATGGAAATGCAAAATCCGACATTGAATACTACATGCTTGCAGGCCAACAGATAGCCCAGGAGCAACAGAATGTAGCTACACAAGCTGCGTCAACTGTTAACCAGGTGAATTCTCAGGCACAAGCAGCAGAGGACAATTTCGATCAAGCATCATCGGAAGCTTCTAATAAGCGTGCAGCATCCCCTACCAGGACAAGAGCTGACGCTAATAAAGGTGTCGTCGATTATTTAGACGATAATGATGAAGATTTTGATGCCTGGTACAAAAAAGTGATGGCATCTCAATAACTTGAGGTAATTTCCTATGGTTGATAATGTTTACGGTACAACTAACCGGGCAACTGGTGATTCGACTCACGGTCAGAACACCATTGTCCACTACTACGACAAAGCAGGTGTAAAAGCTGCTAATGCAATGGCTGTGTACGCACAGTTCGCTGATCGTCGTTCTATGCCCCTGAAGATGGGTACAACTTACAAGGTCTCTAAATGGCTTCACATTTTTGACCGCGAAGACGGTGTTGATGCAGATTTTGCCACTAAAGGCTATTTGACTGCTCGCAGTGTTGTTGATGTTACTGACGGCCTGGCCAATGATGCAGCTCTTGCTGAAGGTGCTGGTGCAGTCAACAAACGTACCATCAAGAAAGTCACTCTCGAAACGAACTTTGCTCGTTACGGTGAGATGATCGACTACACTGATGAAGTTGAAATGTTTGCTGAAGATGCGGTTCAGGTTCACTACCGCGAAGAGTTGGGTCTCCTGGCTAATCGTCGTTCTGAGGATCTGATTCAGCTGGATATGCTGTCTTCTACAAACGAAATGTACGCTGGTACAGCTGCTTCTCTGGCTGAAGTTGGTCAGGACACTACTAACGCTGCTGGTACTGATGACGATGATAGCCGTGTAAGCTATGATCTGATCCGTAAAGGCGTTCGTAAGCTGGTACGTAACCGTGCTATGAAGAACACTTCTATCGTAACTGGTTCTACTAAGATCGATACTCGCACTGTGAACAAAGCGTTCTATGCGATCATCGGTCCAGAAGTCAAGTACGACCTGGAAAATGTTGTTCGTGGTAATGTTACTGACAACGGTAACACTGAGTATGTGTATGTTCCTGCATACAAATATGCTGATGCTACTAACCTGGCTGAAGGCGAAGTTGGTGCAATGAACGATGTTCGTTTCATTGAATCTGAGTCTCAGCTTGTTTATGCTGGTCAAGGTGCTGTAGTTTCTCCTTCTGAAGCTGCTGATACTTACACTGGTACTTTGTCTACCACTACTTTCGCTTCTGGTGCTGCTGCAGCAACTGCTCGTGACGACGCTGTAACTGGTGTTTACGATCGTGTTGGTGATGCTTACGGTGCTGCTGGTGATGGTACTGATGCGCTTGAGTACTTCGATGTATTCCCTATCCTTTTCCCAACCAAAGGCTCTTTTGCTACAGTTGGTCTGAAAGGTCACGGTAAGATCAAGTTCAACTCTCAGGCTCCGTCTAAGATTGAACTGAGCAACCCTTACGGTACTCAGGGCTTCTTCAGCTACAACATGTGGTACGCTGGTATTATCCTGCGTGAAGAGCGTCTTCTGAAGATGCTGGTCTGTGCTTCTGCATAACCGCTAGGTTGAATCCCCCCTATTGAATTTGTGGGGGGATTCTTCCACTTTTTATTTACTTATAACTAGGAAAATTTATGAACAACGAACGTGAAGACTTACTTGAACAAGCCAATGAACTTGGCCTCGATTTCCCTTCAAACGTTAAAACAACCAAACTGCAAGCTATGGTTGCTGAAGCAAAAGGTGAACCGGCTCCAGTTGAAGAATCAGCCCCTCCAAGCCCAGCTGTTAAAGCTGATGCCCAGGAAGAATCTAAGGAAGAAGCTTCTCAAAAAGCTTCTACCGCAAAACAGTCTGCTTATGCAGCAAAACGTGCCAGAATCGCTAATGCTAAAAAGAAAGCATTCGCAACACAAGTTGTAACACTGACGAATAAAGATAATCGTGAGAACGATCTCATGACTACTGTATATCTCAGTTTTGAAAACCAGCATTTTGGCCTATCCAAGATTGTACCTCTGGATGTCCCAGTAGAACTGGAAAACGCTCTGATCAAAATTGCAGAACGTACAATGATCACATTGCATAAAGATGAGATTGTTGATGGCAAACGTACCGGTAATAAGAGACCTGTACGAGTTAAGAAATTCGCTATTAGTTACGCTAAATCACAGCCTAAATAAGATTAGTGTACCTTCTTAACGCACCAACTGAAATAGAATGGGTATTGGGAGCTTCTCCTAATACCCTTTTGGTTTCTGACCTTAACCTGGTCATTATCGATCCTCTTGGAACATCTACCTGGGTCGATACTCCGATCGCTCCCGAGAACTTCCAGGCACCAACTGCACTGGTAGACGGTTTCGCTAAATACACCATCACACCTCAATTAGAAGGCTTCTGGAGAGTACGGTTAGTAACCGGCACTGCAGATTCATACAAAATTCTCAGTAAAGTTGAGATGCAGGTGTTTGACAATGTTACTGAGATCGAACCTTATTCGCCTGAAATAGGCAAACCAATTCCTTATGATCTACAGTTTTATATGCAGGGGTACATGGTATCAGCTGAAGACTGTGGTCAAATCGTCATAAACCGTGATATGGTTATGAAAGAAAACGATATCCGTCACAGGGCTACTTGCCTGGTTGCACCGACTGTTGATGTGCAAGTTATTCAAATGAAGCATAATGATATCCAATTCGGTACTATCACCTTTGAGCTAAACGATAGAGTAGCTGCTGTGGTAAATGAGTACAGATTGCTCCTTCCTGGTGATGTTCTGACACTCACTACTGCTCCTGGTGTTATTGATTACTCTATTCGTGATGTAGCTGTTGTTCTAACAGCGTGTTCTGAGGTTTCTTCTTGCGGGTTGTTATAATATGCCTTTCTACGCAGATTACTCGATCAAG